TTCCAAAAGTCCTCTTTGTTGCCATTTTCTTTGTTGCCATTGTCTTTGTCCTGTGTGTGTGGTGTTTGTGTTTGTGTTACCGGTTAAGTATACGGTAATGCTTCGGCAGGGGCAATGGCACTTGGCCACGAATTATGATTTATTTTCCAGATTTCATCGTCGAGTAGATCACTGGGTACCCAATGTCTAGACACCCGGCACACCAACACACAGCTGATTCGGTGTAATGGGCCTCCCGGCGGGCCAGCCAATTCAACCGCATTATCCCCACTTCTTTTTCGTCTTCGGTTTGGTTGATGCCAAGCATGCCGGTAACGTGTGCAAGTTTTCTCTTGTCTTCTGAAAAATTAGATCTCGTCAAAGTTTCTTGGGCATAGCTGGCCGCATCCGCCTGCGTGGCCGTCACCACTAGGCAATGAAACTCCTGCGATATGCGTCGCAACGCCTTCCAGGTGCCGTTGATCTGGTCCCGTGTGTCGGCGGTGCCAACGGGCGGAGCGAGGATATCGGCATAATCAATCACAACAACATCGGCACACCACCCCAACCGCGCCCAATCCAACAGGAGGCCACGGATACCCATTGCTGATATGGATGAGTTTGGGTGCGTAGATAATCGCAGAAAGCTTTCTTTGGATTTAATCTTCTGCTCAATGACACGGGTTGCACCGGCCCAGGCATCCTTCCAACTCAACGCCCGGTCAAACACACGCTCTTCCCGGTCCACCTCGCCCCCGGCGTAGAGTGCGGTTGGTATATGCACCGTCTTCGCCACCATGGGCCTCCGGGCCGCACGGACGCCCATACGGCGGAGCGTTTGATTTTGTGACATATCACCCACCTGAAAGAAGGCCACCCGCCGGCGTTGGCACATGGCCCGCCACGCGAGATCGATGAGCCACCACGTCTTCCCGCGCTTCTCCGGTGCCATAAAACTTATAAGGCCGTCCCGGCAAAATTCAGATCCGAGAAACTCTCCCAACGGCCCCGGGTATTTTACCAAGCACTCGTCCTCGTGTTCGAACGCGGTGCGTATGGCGTCCTGGTCGCCGAATTCAATGAACCCACCGGCCCCAATGTTTGGCGGTGAGAATTCCGTGATCAGTTTTTTTATGCCACCGGTGTCCCCGGTAGTAAGTTTTTCTGCGATTTCTTCGTTAAGCCGCTTTAGGGCACACTTCTCGAAATAACCACCGGCCCTGTCGATGATGTATTGGGTATTTCGGTCTGCCACCGGCCGCTCCATGTAATCATCAGAGAGGTACCTAAGGAATTTTTCGGCGAGTTGCACCGTTTCGTCGTCCCGCTTGCCCTCGGCACACCACCGGTCAAACACGTCCTCGATGTTGCCACCCGGGGCGGTGTTGTATTGGCTATACCAGGCGACGGCCCAGCCGCCGATTAGGTTGGCCCAACGATTATCAAACAACCCAACGTCGTCCCGCCACCGTGGTGCCACCGTGGCCAACACATGGGCATCCGTCACCATGCCGGCCAACACAAGGCGAAGCTCGCTGGCTTCGTATTTCGTGATTTTCACTTAGTGGTTTCCTCAATCATTTCATCAAACCCCCGTTTACGTGCCTTGTATGCATTCATGTCACAAATGGCCCTCGCCCCCGGTTCCGGGAACTTCCCAGACCACTTATCCCACACCACGACGTTCGCGTGGTACCGGCGGAACCACCACGTCACAAACCCACGTGGCGTCCCGAATGCTTCTATGGCACCATGCCACCGCTGGGCCTTGTTGTGCAGGGCGGCCCGGGTTGCGCCGGTGGTGGTGGTTGCACCCTCCATCGTATCGGCTTGCCTACTGCATTCGTCCAACCACTCTGAGAAGAAGCGGTACCACGCACATACCGCACCCGGTACCCCGGTGCCGGCACCGTGTGGCCACGTGAGCTGTTCTAATTGTTTGATGATACCGTCCTCCACCGCATCCGGCGTGGCGGTTGGTGTGTTTTCTTTCTGGTACCATGCCCGAATTTCTTCGTATCGGAGTTTGAATTTTTCTCCGCTCCATGCGTGGTACATCCGAGGATGAGTGATGTTGGTGCAATACCAACCCAACACCGCCGCAACCTCGGCCGGCGGTTCCCGCCGGGTGAGGATGGCGATTTGGTCTGCCCATTTTTCAAGGTTAGGGTTGATGTGCTTCTTCATGCCACGTACGGCCTGCCGGAGTTGGGTGGCGAGTTTGATGTCTTCGTTGGTGTGGTGTTTTTTGGTTTCATATTGTTCGAAAAACATCTCATCTTCTTTCTCAATCTTATGGTTAGAAATCGCCGTATGGTCCGTGTCCGTAGGACCGGACAGTATAGATACCTCTTTAGGTATCTTATCTGGTGTGCATTTTTGCACGGGCAGAGTGTGCATTTTTGCACACTCTAGAGGAAGTCCCCATGTTGCACGTAGTGTGCGAACACGGCCGTCAAACGCCACCTGTTGCACCAGCCCAAGCCCCTTAATCTTGGCCAATTGCCGGCGGATGGTGCTTGTGTTCTTGGCACCCACGGCCTTAGCCAGGTATTCGTTCGATGCGTAGCATCCACGCGGCCCATGGTCCAGCCCGTGGATGATTAGGGCCAGCCAGACCTCCTGGGTATTTAGGCGACCATCTGCCACGAGATGGAATAATTCTACCGGCACAAATCCCCTCTGAAACACCATCAAAAACTCCACGAAAAAACCCCGGGCCGTCATCCACATGGGCCACCACAGGACGAACGGTACGGGGTCGGGTTTGGTCGTTAGTTGCCGGGTGGCCTTCGGCGTATGTTTATGTCGCCTCCGGCCACTTATTCCAGAAATGCCCGGCGTAGCTTTTCTGTCTCGGCCCGGGTTGCACTACCCGGATCATCAGCGTCTAGCTCGACGAGGTGTGTTGTGCCCGGGAATGGGGCCAGGGTAGCACATAGTGCCACCGCCCGTTTTCTGGCATCCGAAGAATTATCAAAACAAACGGCCCGCACGGCAAACCGCGACAATTGCCATATCTGGGCGTCGCTATGGTTTCCCAAACCAAACACCCCCACGGCACCCGGGCCGGTCTTCCACACGTCCGTCGGCCCCTCATGCACGATTACGGCGTTCCGGCAGTAGTCGAGGCCGTAGAGTAGCTGGCCGGCCGGTATGGCCTCCTCTTCTGCTTTGGCTGATACCCATCGCTGGCCGGTGTCCCGGGTGCTACGGGTAGTCCACGAAACTGGCCGCCCATCTCGGTTGATGGGTGCATAGATCCGCCACCCAAGCCGGGCGTGGTGCTGAAAGCCCTGGAGGCCCCATAGTGCAACCAGCCGGTCCGGGTCATACCCCCGTCCCGTCAGGTATCGCCGGTGGGCGGGGTGTAATGGCCCCAGGCCGCACGGCGGCCGATACGTCCCTACGTGTGGGGCTCGCTCTACGGCACGCCGCCTTAGGCCGTCCTGGGCCGTTCTTATGGCGGGCACCGGCACCCCCAGGGCTTGTAGCGTCTCCCACAGCCGGTGGGGGCCGCATACCCAACACGTCGTCACACCACGGGCGGTGGAATACCCCATCCGCCACCGGCCGGAACGTGGAGAGCAGAATGGGCAATCAAACTGGACCCAGCCACGCCGGGCGTGGTGGTGCCCATCCGGCGCCGTTGGCACCCCGTGCCGTTCTACGAATTCTCGGAATTCCATCGGTTATTTTTCCTCTTCTTGTTCCGCCGGCTCGACCGCACAATAACAACCAGGGCACGTATGCCCCGTGGTTTTTCGACACACTCTTGGATGAGGGCTTCAGCAGCCTCTTCCATGGTGTACCCGTTGATAGCACAATAGGCCTTGAACCCGGCCTTCAGATCCGCCGGGAGGCCGCGTAGGTATATCGAATCGGTGGCCCGTGTCATTGCAACAACCTTTCTGTAAGCTGGTCATAAATCGCCAGGTCGTCGGCGGCACCGCCGTCCAGTGTTTCCGTTATTACGGATTGTTTTGTTTGGATGACTTTGCATAAGTGCTCTTCTATAGTACCGGCGGCAACGAGGTAGATTGCCCGTGCAACCTCCGTCTGTCCAATGCGATGCACGCGGTCCTCCGCTTGGCTATGGTCCCCCGGCCGCCAATACAATTCCGAAAAGGCCACCGTACGGGCCGCCGTCAGTGTGAGGGCCGTGATTGCAGAGGTTGACCCAATTAGACACCGCACCCGTGGATCACTTTGAAATTGCCGTCTCATCATATCGCGGTCACGGCCGGTGGTGTTGCCATCGATGACCACTGATTTATGCCGGAGCCGCCGGTGCAACGCTCGTATCATGGGTTGGTGGTACCCAAACAAAACCAATTTTTCATCCTCATCCATGTAAGCGTTCGCCCACTCCACCACGGCTCGGCATTTCAGCTTAGCGGCCAGGCGCTTCATGTACCCCATCCGCAGCATCCTTTCCGCCTTTTTCGCACGGGAGGCACGGCCGGCACCAAACGCCCGGCGGAGCCATTTGAGGAAATCATTATTGGCTTCGTCGTATTCCTCTGGGTTGCTAATCGCCACCGGCACCACGGTCCGCTCCTTCATCGGCAGCTCCGATAATACGTCCCGCTTAAGCCGCCGCACCATGCCAATTTCTTTGAGCCGGCTGTGCAACTCTCCCAGGTTCTCCGCCCCATCATACACCCACCCCCACGGGCGGTATTGTGGCTTGCAGTATTGGTGACCGAATTTCGTAAAGGATGGGAACGAGGCCGGCCACAGCATGTTCAGAACGGGCCAAAGCTCCTTGGGCCGGTTGGTTAGTGGTGTCCCGGATAGAGCCATGACCTGGGGGCATTGACGGGCCAAGGCACGGCCGGCATCTGTGCGTATTGTCCGCCGGTTGGTCATGTATTGGCATTCATCGAAAATCACGGTGCGGGGGCCGAGGTTGGTTAGGTAGTCGAGCCAATAGTCCAGGATTTCGTAGTTAATGATTATAATCGATGGGGTATGCATAGGGCCACGGGCCGGCGGCTTCTGGCCCTCGCACACGGTGGCACGCCAGCCAAGGTTGGCCGCAATTTCACGCTCCCAGTGGTACTTGGCCACCCCCGGGCACACCACCACGGCCGGCACCCAACCGGGGTTTCGTTTAAGCACCCATAGGGCCTGCAGGGTTTTCCCCAGGCCCTGCTCATCGGCCAGGAGCACCCGGCCACCGAACCGCTCGATGGCACGTACGCCCTCACGTTGGAATGGCATTGCAATTGCACGCTGGGTCATAGCATCTCGCTTATCGTAGAAAATGTGGTGTTAATGCGGTCGCGGCTCCAGGCCGGTGCTGGCGGGCCGCTGTGGCCGGCCTGTACCGGCTGTGTGCCGGCCAGGTGGGCACGCAATACCGCCCGGAAGTTTCGTGGCTCGCCGCCACGCCGCACGGCCGCCGCATGCACCGGCCCATTCACGTCGAACAATAGCCGCACCACGTGGCTCACATCCCGGTCGGCGTCCAGCCATTTCTGGCCAATGTCATCGGCCACCCCCGGCACTTCGTAGGTAGCGATTTCGCGGTACTGCAGCTTTTGGCGGTGGGTTAGTTTTTGGCGGTATTGGTCGTAAAGTTCGAACCACACCCATCGCCGCACCCCAGTCCGGTCTATGTTTCCGCTAAAATAGGCATTCATGAATATCGTGTCTGCCTCGGCCCGCAATTCATCAAAATTTCCGCCGTTGCACCGCACGAAACGGCCCACGGTGTCCGCAATAAGCATCCGGTGTTCGGCGTAGTGCCCCGCCACCAATTCGCGTTCGTCGGCCGTCAGGCGGTGTTGTCGTTTTTCTTTTTGGTTTGTCATCTTTGCGTTCCTCGTGTGGGGTGTTGTTTGCGTATGGCACCAGGCCACGAATTATGATTTACTTTCAAAGATATTATTCATCCGCGTATTCGAGCACGTCGGCCGGCAACCGTGCCGCCGCCGCCCTGGGGTCCCCTTTATAGAATACCAGGACGTTTTGGTGTACTTTTACTACTTTGCGGGCACCCCGAACAAAGTTTGTGTTGGCTCGCATGGCGGCCGTTCCAATGGAGTTGATTAAGATGATATCATTGTAGTAGTTGGCACCGGCGGCCCCGAACGCACGGATGCTATCGCCCACGAAATCAATCATGCGGCCAGTTTTCGTGTCGCGGTAGTTGGCCACCACCCAAACAATAAAACGGTCATTCCGCAACCGTGCCACCGCGTCCCGGATGATGCCGTTGTATGCAACCAGGAACTCCTCATAGCCCCGGTTAGAGATGTCCTTCGGATCATCTGAATAAACTTCTAAGTTCCCATAGGGTGGGCACGATAAAATGAAATCGGCAACGGGTGCAACCGCCACCGCCACGGCACTATCTCCACACACCCACCGGGGCGCATATCGGCCTCGGGTGTTGCCCGTCATTTGGGCCGTGTTCGCCTCCACCTGTTCTGCCCGTAATTCGATGCCATGGTATTTGAGGCCCATGACGCTCGCGACAACGCCCCGCACACTGCCGCCGGCAAACGGGTCGAGCACCACGTCCCCGGGCCGTGCCCACCACCGGTAGGCGAGCTCACACACTACCGGGTCAAAGATGGACGTTTGGCTTCTGATTTTGTTGCCGGTACTTCCGTCCTTAAGCTGCATAGGGATGTTGTACGTCAACTTCCCGGCCCGGCCCGCTTCAGATTTAATGCCCAGGGCCAACCACCTCCGCCGCCTGTCTTGCCAGAATCCCTCCCTGGTATTCCATGTTGAAAATGGTGGGATGACGTTTCTGTCGTTTAGCAGGCCACGGCTGCGGGGCGTCTCAACTTGCATGCCAAACCCCTGGTCGTAGAGTTTTTCGTCCGTGTTCGCGGCCGCCCGGGTGGCACCGCCGTTTTCCCCTGTGTCTGTTTGTTTTTTCATGGGTCTATTCCGCATGGCTGGAGGTTGTACCGGGTAGCAACGGCCGCAAGGCCGTCATGATAAAGTTGCTTGGAGTCTTGGCCCATCTCTTCATAGAGGGCCGGGTTGGTGCATGCGGCCCACCCACGTTGGATGGCGTCCCTGTGGGTGCCCAGGCGTGGCCACCGTGCCACGAGTCGCAGTGCGTTGTCGTACCGCCCGGCGGCCCATAGGGCTTGGAGTTCCTGCTCGGCACTAACCAGCTGTCCGTTCAATTCTTTCATTGTGTTGTTCCTTTTGGGTGTAACAAATGTAACATAATGGGGCGGCCTATGCAACCCCACCCGGGCCGGCTATACCGGTCCGGGTTCGTAGTCGTAATCTTCCAGCGTGCCGCCGAAGGCTGCCGCCAGGGCGTCACACATGTCGGTCACCATGCCGCACTGGTCCATATATGCATGCCAAACCGAACCCACGTTGGCCGTCGTTGCCGGCTTGTTGTTGGCTTTGAGTGCAGCCACGATGTGGCGTTTGATTGTTGGGGTGTTTCTGGTTATTTTGAATTCGGCCATCTTTTCGTTCCTAAATCTTATGGTTAGAAAATGGCCGGGTGCCATACACACCCGGCCCGTTTGGTTTGGGTTGCTCTACAGGGTATCTGTGTTGCACAATTCGCCGTCGATCCAAATCTCGGCGTCTGCAAGGCCGGCAATTTCAATGGTCTCTAGGATGCAGCTAATTTGATCGGCAATCCATTGCTTCGCCAGGCTCTTGTTTTCGCACTGTTTGGTTCTTGTGTGCTTTTGGCCAATCTTGGTAACCATGCAACCGGCTGCTGTTTCTTGTGTCTCAAATTTAATAATCGTTGTCATTGTCTTTGTCCTGTGTGGTGGTGTTGTTTGCGTTACCGGTTAAGTATACGGTAATGCTTCGGCAGGGGCAATGGCACTTGGCCACTTAAATGATGATTTTTCAAAGATATTATTCAGAGCCCTGACATATCAAACCCATTAGATTGTGAAGGAGGTTCGGCTGTGCCATGGGTGGTGCGACCCCAACCACCCGGGCGATTGCCCCGTGCAACGCAAGCCGGTCGGTTGCCTCGAGTGCTGCAACCACGGCCGCCTCGGCCCGTTGCCACGGCACCACGCCACATACCAGGGCCTCGGCCACCCGGTGGGCAGCCTCGGCCGGTCCTACCCGTTGGTCCTGCATTTTGCCAAACAACTCCGCGAACAGGTGTGCATTATGCGGCATCTCAGTTAGTACGGCGTCGATGGCGGCCACCGGGTCGGCCGAGGCGGTGTGGGCCATGGTACCCGGCCCACACGGGCCGACACAGAACCCGGCACAAAACCCGTCACGGAACCCGACACCACCCACGGTGCCACCGGCGTGGAATTGCATACTCACCCGGCGGTCGTTGGCGTGGGTGAGGGAGAACCCGCAATTGAACCCGGTGCCACGGTGGGTAATGAAATAGCACGCCATGCCGGCCAGGTTGGGAGTTAGGAAGTAGTCGTCCCGGATGGTTGCATACCCGGCCGCCCGTATGCGGTCCCGTACCATGTTCGCCAAGGCTCGGTGTGTTATGCCGGCCCAATGTCGGCCGGCCCGTGGTGGGCGGCCCATGGTGCTTGGTAGTTGTTCCACGCGTTGGATGTGGATGCATTTTGCTGATGGAAAAATCATTGTTTGCTTTCGTTATGAAATTAGAAAATGGCCGGGCACCACACATGCCCGGCACCCTAACCGGTGGGTAAACACATCACGCACACGGTCGCCACCGGTACACCGTACACGGCCACACTAAACTCACACACCGTGTCGTCCCGCTCCGCCGTGGCGGCCGCGACGAGCACGGCTTGCCACGCGTTGCCATAGCAATCCCCATTCGAAAACGTGGCGGAGGTGCCAAACAACTTGGCAAGGGTGTCTCCCAGGTCCGTGCGGGTGGTTGCACCACCCACCACCACCACCCCGGCCAGGTTTCGTAGTTCGAATTCAATCGTGTTCCAATTCGCCATTTCATAGTCCTTACTTGATTACATACCCGGCGGCGGCCAGGGCGGCAACGGCACCCCGGAGAAGTAGGCGTTCGGCCCCTGGGAGATGCTCTCCATGGTGCCGTTGTGTTTCGACCAACATCTGGCTGGCCCAACGTATGGCCGTCGCCGTGGCCGCCCGGGCCGTGGCCGTCCGCGAAATGTCATGAGTTGGTTTTTCTACTTCGGCACGGACCGCAATGTACGCGGGCCAGCTACCCGGCACCACCCTCGTCCTTTGTGTGGGGTGTTTCGTCCGTGTTGGCGCGTTGTAGTGTTGCACCAATTCGCCGTCCACGTAGATTTCTGGCATTGGGAGCCCGCCGGCCTCAACCGTATCTAATATGCACCGAATATCCGCGGCAATCCATTGTTTCGCTCCCGCTGTCGAGTGTAAGTGCCCGTTGCGGAATCGTTTGTGCTGGATGTGCTTTGGGCCAAGCCGGGTAACGGTGCAGCCGCCGGGCGTTTTTCGTGTGTTAAACTTAAATATTTTCTTCACGTCATCTTCATCTTCATGATCGGTCATTGTCTTCTCCTCGTTGTGGTGGTGTTGCATGGGAACCCCGGCGGCACAGGGCCGCCGGACGCACTCGGCTTAATCCCACCGAGCCTATTCGTCGCCGTGTGTTTGGGTTGCGGTGCAACCCGGCGAGGCTGATCGTGCTTCTTTGTAGTACCGGGCCTCTTCCTTTCCCTCGATGCTGCCAAACAAAGCCATCTGGAGTGCCTGCCGTTCTGCATAGTTCCATGGGCACGATTCTAGTTTGCCACCCACCCTGCTTATGTACCAGGTCCCCCCTACGCTAAACACATCTCGAAGCTGTGGGCAGTTTGCCATGGTCCGGCGAAGCTCTGTTAGGTTCTGCTCGCCATTTAGGTTTCTTTTGATCATTGTCTTTGTCCTGTGTGGTGGTGTTGTTTGCGTTACCGGTTAAGTATACGGTAATGCTTCGGCAAAGGCAATGGCACCAGGCCACTTAAATGATAATTTTTCAAAGATATTATTCATCCGCGTATGCAACCCGCCGGCCGGCCCGGTGCAACCCGGGCCGCATCACCCCGGCCCCTTTTTTCGTTTGCCACCGTGGCTCATTATTCTGCCCCTGGGTAAATTACGCCTTTTGACAAATGTACCTTGCCGGCTTTCACACATTCTGTCATCGTCGACCAGCATCCTGCCCAAAACGGTCTATCACTGCTTGGCCATTGCGTGGTGACTTCCCAGCAATAGACATCGAGTCTCAGGTTTGTTCGCCACGCCCCTACTGCTGGCCTTAAATCTTCTGGCTGGCAATCAACGCCGAGGCAATCGCTGACGATCTTCGCCAACTTTGTCCGTGTTCTACCGACGCCGTTTTTATACTTCTTTCGGCTCATAAGAAAATTAAGAGAATTTAGGTTGCGATTGTCTAGCGATTCCATTTCTTGCGTTCCTTGTGTGGGGTGTTGTTTGCGTTTGTGTTACCGGTTAAGTATACAGTAATGCTTCGGCAAAGGCACCAGGCCACTTAAATGGTAATTTTTCTGATGATTAGCAAAAAGCCGGAAAAACGCACCCCAGGCCAGTGTTAAGAATGTAACACTTGCCCGGGTGCCAACGTGCGGCCTATACTGCTCAGGGTATGCACCACCCAAACAACACAGGAGGGCACCCATGCCCGCAAAAGCAGAACCGCGTAAAAACACAAAGTGGAGGGACGAGCACTACGTGGTTGCACACAGCATGGCCACCGCCGGGCACACAGACGCAGACATCGCCGGCACCCTTGGCGTCTCCCCGGATTGCCTCAAGAGGTGGCGGGTGACACGCCCCGCCCTGAACAATATAATCAAGGCGGCACGCCACGCCAAATCAGGACCGATGTCCGGGGCGTTGGGCACACATAACCACGCCCTGACGTTCCGCGACTACGTCTACCGCCAACTCCCACCGGACCTCGCCGGGGTATGGAATGAGCTAGAAATATGCAGCAGAGGCAAACTTGCCCGGGAACGGGTCGAGGCCATGTTCGAAGGGCATGGGGTGCGGGTGCGGCAACAATTGTTCATCTACGCGTGGACCCAATCGAACTTCAATATTGGTGCCGCACTAAGGAAGGTATGCATACCCAAACGCCTGTTCGACAAGTGGTGCATGGAAGCCGAATTTGCCGAGCTAGTCGACGAAATCCAGTGGCACAAGGATAACTTCTTCGAGGCCAGGCTGATTGATCTTGTGGCACAAGGAAACGACCGTGCAACCATCCACGTTGCCAAGACACGCCTCAGGGACAGGGGGTATGGGGAACACTCCCGGATCGACGTGACTGGCAAGCTTGAGACTTCGACGACTATCGATGTTGGAACTCTGGATCTTCCACTCGAGGCCCGGGTGGCACTACTGACAGCCATGCGGTACGCCCGCGAACGAGAGGCGGAAAAGGAGAAGACTATCGATGGCCACGTGGCCGGCGGTGCAACCCAATGATCGCCCCACTCCGAATCGACGAGCATGCACTAACGGCCAGCATTTGCCGAGACAGCTTCTATCATTTCGTTCAGGAATTCTTCGGCGAAATCATTACGCAAAAACCGATATGGAATTGGCACATACGTTTCATCTGCGACGAGATGCAGGTGGCGGCGGAGCGGGTGTTTGCCGGCCTGCCCAAGGAATACGATCTGATTTTCAACGTGCCACCCGGTAGCACAAAATCGACCATCGTGTCGGTATGCTTCCCAGTTTGGACGTGGTTGCGTATGCCGCACGCCCGGCATATCGGCGGGGCCTACGCCGGCCGCCTGACGCTCGACCTGGGCCGGCGGGCCAAGGACATATTCACAAGCGACAAGTTCCGTGCATGCTTCCCAGAGCTAGAGATACGCCGCGACGTGTCCGCCAACGGGTATTTCATGAATACGGCCAAGGGCAGTATCCGCCGGACTACGGTGGGCTCCGTCATCATCGGTGAGCACGCCGATTTCATCGAGATCGATGATCCACTGGACCCGGATGGTGCCCGCAGCGTTCCGGAGCTGGAGACGGCGAATACGTGGTGTACCGAGACCATCGCCCAGCGGAAAGTGGACCAGGGCGTGTCTCTGACGATCCTAGTTATGCAACGGTTGTCGCAGAACGACCCAACCGGGTACATGCTGGCCAAGGCGGCGAAGGGGGAATACCACATCCGCCACATCTGCCTCCCCGCCATACGCACCCAGGCTGTTCGGCCCGTTGCGGCCCGTGCCAATTATGATAGTGCAACCGGCCTCCTTGATCCACGCCGGTTGCCGGCCAGTGTGCTTGACGAGAAGAGGGCCTTGGGGGTGTACATGTTTGCCGGCCAATATCTTCAATCGCCGGTGCCACTTGGTGGCGGCATGTTCCGGGTCTCGAAGCTGCAGATAGCAACGCCACCACCAGAGCGAAGATTCAATCAGATAATACGGTACTGGGACAAGGCGGCCACCGGCGGCGGCGGTGCATACACGGCGGGCGTCAAGATGGGGATGTGGGCACCGGACCCAAGCAGGCGTAACGAGCCGGAATTCTGGGTGTTCAACGTGTCACGCGGCCAGTGGGCCACCGACGAGCGTGAGGCCATAATTGACCAGACGGCGAATGCGGATGGCCGGGCCGTGGTGTTGGCACTAGAGAACGAGGGCGGCAGCAGCGGCAAGGACGTGGCACTCATGACGCTGCGGAGGCATGCAGGCCGCCGGGTGGTGATGGACAGGCCGACGGGGGACAAGGCTATGAGGGCAGACCCCGTGTCGACCCAAGTCAACGCCGGCAATGTCAAGTTGGCAATGTATGGGGATGACCGGGATGCGTGGATACAGGCATTTCTAGACGAGCTCAAGCACTTCCCGAATTCGACGTTTAAGGACCAGGTAGACGCGTTGAGCGGCGCGTTCAAACTCCTCACAAACAAACGCCGGGCCGGGGCGATGAAAGGAACCTAGATGATAAATGAATACACATTCCAAGCAGGGGATACCGTGCGGGTTGCATACGCCACCAATTCCGTCGCGGCACGGGAGGCCAATAGCCTCGGCCTGGGGTGGACGATTACCCACGTCACGGAGGACGTGAACCCGCTGCGGGCCGACAGGCGGGCCGTGGTGTTGGCTCCCCATGGCACCGGCACAGGTGTGGTTGCGTGTGGCTTCCATGGCGTAATCGGTGCCATGGTGCGGGAGGCACGGTGCAACCGGTGGGGGCTTAGCCAGGAGAAGCTGGCGGCCGCGGTTGGCATAAGCACCCAGGCACTACGCCGGTTGGAGGGCGGCACGCCCGGCATTGCTTTTGATCTGACAATTTTGGTGATGGTTTATCTGCATATAGACCTGCATGTACTACTGACCAACGTCAGGCCGTTCCTGCAGGCGTGCCCCGGTAGGGGGCGTCATGAGTAACCCAAAACCACTGAACGACCAAACGCTTGCCCTGGGTGACCGTGTATTCGTCACCGGGTATGCCGACCCGGACCACCACGTCCCCGGCATTACGTTCTCCGGTGCCCCGATGGAGGTGCTCGCTCTATCGTGGCCGTTCCTATTCTGCGAGTGGGGTGCCACCGGTGGGCCGGCAATTGTTGACCTACGTGTGTTTCGTGTCACACGGTGTACCGATGCTTATTGGCAGGCGGTCTTGGCTTGCTATACCCGCTCGGGTCCCGGTGCAACCCCGGGCGTTTCCCGGCAACAGGATGGGGGATGAGATGAAGACGATAACGACATGGGGCGGCGTGCCAGCCAATGTGATACAGAACCACTTCTGCTGGGATGGGGGCCGGTGTACGCGGTGCGGTGTCTTCATCCCCATAAATATGCCCGGGCCGTGTCATGGTGCGGTAGGTGGGCCGTGGGCCGTGGGGCCGTGCCCCGATGTACCGTACTGCGATTTCCCTGACGATGAATTTGCCTTTCCGACGCCGGCCGCCGTGGTGCAACCGGTTGCACCATGCCCGCTGGTGCTTGTTTTCCTTTTTGCAATGTACTTTCTCGCCGGTGTTGTTGCCGGTGTTATCGTGACTATTCTTTATTGGACATAACCCATGGCACTGCATTTCCCACTCACGCCCCGCTATGTGAAGGTCCTATTCGGTGCCACCCGGGTCGAGCGTATATCAAAAGAAGAGATGCTCCGTGGGTACGCGGTACGGGACGGGACCACATGGTGGGCAGTATTAGACCGGGATGGTGTGGTGGCACGGGGTGCCTGTGGCCTGCCGGTGTTCCGGGACCGTCGGCGGAAGCTGGAAAACGAACGCCTCCGAGAGCTAAGGGGCGACCGGGTGCCACCCGACGAGGCATAACCGGGTGGCACCAATAAAGGCTTGGCCGTTGGCCGGCCAGGAGGTATCCTTACCTGCACACGCCCACGGCACGCATCGTAAGGATACCCAATGAATCGTCCACCAACAATCAATGAAATGTACACCCTATCCCGGGCCGCCATGGCACGCCACCTGGTGGACCCCAAGCGGGACATCAATGCAGAGTGCGGGTATCCGGACGCAATAACCCCGGCCGACTATCGTACCATGTATGAGCGGGAGGGTATTGCCCAACGGGTCGTCGAAGTCTACCCGGAAGAGAGTTGGGCCGTGGATCCCATGGTGTACGAGACAGAGAACCCGGCGGAAACCGAGTTTGAGGTGGCTTGGAACGAGCTGGTGGATGAGGCCGGTATTTATAACCTCCTGCTGCAGCTAGACATAATCTCCGGGGTGGGCCATTACGGGGTGCTCTTCCTTGGGCTAGATGATGGCGTGAGTTTGACGTTGCCGGTCACGCCCGGCGAGAACCGCATCATGTACGCCCAAACGTTTGACGAATATTTGGCCCCCGTGGCCGAATACAACACAGACAAGACAAGCTCACGGTACGGCCGGCCGGAATTCTATAACATCAATTTCGCCGACCCAACCAACATGATCGCCGATGCCACGTCCCCGGAAAAGAACCAGCTCAAGGTGCATTGGACCCGGTGCATGCATGCCGCCGACAACACCCGCACATCTCCAATCTTTGGGGTGCCACGCATGCGGCCCGTTTTCAATCGTCTTTGGGACCTCCGGAAAATTCTCGGTGGCTCCGGAGAGATGTTCTGGAAGGGCGGGTTCCCCGGCATGTTCTTTGGCTCGGACCCTGAATTCGATGTGCAATTTGACATCGAATCAATGAAAGACCAGCTGCAGCAATATGACAACGGCTTGCAACGGTGGCTCGCCATGCAGGGCGTAAGTGCAACATCATTGGCACCAAACATTTCGGACCCCGAGTCGCACATGATGGTCCAACTGAGGGCCATATCCATCACAACCGGCATCCCCCTCCGCATGTTGGTCGGTACGGAGCAGGCCAACCTGGGCAGCACCAACGACGCGAAGAATTGGAACAAGAAGATGGCCCGCCGGCAAAACAAGTATATCACGCCCCGGGTTATACGGCCATTCGTCAAGCACTGTCAGCTCGTTGGCATACTACCCGGCACGCCCCGGCCACCGCGTGTGGATTGGCCCGATTTGAACGAAACAACCGACGATGAGAGGGCGGGGACGGCCGTGAAGCGAACCGAGGCCCTGGCCAAGTACGTTGCCGGGAACGTCGAGGTGCTGGTGCCACCGCGTGTCTACCTGACTCAGATAATGCACTTCACGGAGGAGGAAGCAGATGCCATCCTCGAAGAAGCACTGGCAGCCGAAGAACTACTCACGGCACCACCAACCCCCGAACCGGTACAGGCACCACCGGCCACGGGCAAACCACCGGTGCCACCGGAGCCCAAGAATGTATCACCCAGACCCAATAATGCACCACCCAAAAAACGCAGCTAAGGGCACCGCCTGTGGGCCTGGCTGCCGCTGCGACCGCGTGAGCCTAGATGTGCGGCACATACGCCAACCACGCGACCCATGGGTTTCTTTTTTCCTGACATTCTTCTTCGGGCCATTTGGCCTCATCTATGCATCCCCGCCGGCGGCGGCGATAATGTGTGGGGTGTGGGCCGTGGTGCTTATTCTCTGCCTCTTTGTTGTTGGTATTTTCCTCGTCCCCGTGGCCTTCGTTGGGGAGCTTGTGTGGGCCGTACTGGCCTGCCGGCCGCCCGCCAACCTGGCCCTTTAGGAGCACACTATGCACCGCTTTTTCATCCCAGTAATCCTGTTCGTGGCCGGGTATGCAACCACGGCCACCATACAACGGGACACGGCACCCCCGGCGCATGAGGACGCGTGGACGGACTATATTGTGGCCAACACGCCCGGCTGGGAGGACTCCCGGACTCAGGTAACCCTCTGGGACCGCACCCGCCCCGACATCCTACGCCCGGCGATGGCCATTGAAGTTGATTGGTGCCACAAGTGGAAAGAGGGGGTAGGCCAGGCGGCATTCTACGGGGCAATGTGTGACCGGCCCGGTGTGCTTGTGCTCTTGTTTGCCGATGGGGTGGGTGGCACGGCGGCCATGCGAGATGGGTACCGTGCAACCATCGCCGCAAAGGCCGCCGGTGTTGGTTTGCTGTTTTATGATTGCCAGACTAAGCGGTTCATCAAGGAGTAGTCGGTGCCCAACCCATTACGCGTAGACCCCACCCGTACAATTACTCTCCGCCGACGCTACACGTCGGCCACCCGCGTTCGCATCGCACGCCTGCGGGCCGCTGTCGTGGCCCTGGTTGGCACAGAAGACGCATTTGGGTTGACGCCCCGCACGCCACTTGCGTTCAACGCTCGTTTCACGTTTCGTACGGACACCGAAAAGGTACAAGACTTCCGGGAATGGCTTCAAAGGGAGGTCGACGCCGGTGTGCTTGGGCCACCCGGTGCGGTTGCACCGTGGAATCTAGAATACATTGAATCGGCATACAAGCAGGGAGCGATGCGAGCCTACATCGACACACGGGCCGCCGACCTGGCCGCCGACGAATCGTTTTATGCTGGCGGTAAGGCTGAGTTTCTGAATTCCGCATTTGCCGCACCCGAGACCACCTCTAAAATCAGGCTATTGGCAACCCGGGCATTCAACGACCTGCGGGGCGTGACGGACGCCATGGGCACCCAGATGAACCGCCAGCTCGCCGCCGGTATTGCACACGGCACGGGGCCACGGGAGGTGGCACGGGAGATGGCGAATAGCATCGACACGCTCACCCGCACCCGGGCACTCCTAATCGCCCGCACGGAGATTATCCGGGCACATGCAGAGGGCCAGCTAGATAGCTTTGAACGGCTGGGGGTGTCTAAATTGGGGCTCCAGGCGGAATGGCTGGCGGCCCAGGACGACCGGGTATGCCCCCGGTGCTCCGCCATGCACGGGAAGGTCCTAACCGTGGAAGAGGCCCGGGACATGATTCCTTTGCACCCGAACTGCCGTTGTGCATGGAAGCCACACATAGAGGTCCCGGCGGACCTCCTGGAAGAAGAACGGCGACGTGCCGCCGGCATATTTGACAAGCCAAAAAAGGAGGCAACGCCCACGGAGCAGAAGAACCAAAAGGCCGCCGGTGCCACCCGGCATGCGGAGCACCTGGCGGAGCTGGGTATCCCCCTAGAATTTGATGGAGGTGTGCTAACCAAGGACACCATTGACGGCATCCTGAAGTCGCGGGGCGTGGTTGCCGGGTACGATGGCCTTAGTGCAATCGGCAAGGCAAAGTTCGCAGCCAGCAAGCAGGCGGCCACCCAGCTCCGGTACCTTGAGGACCCATCAGACCTGCTGTATGCCACGGAACGCCGCCGGCTTACCCCATACACCGGCCGTTCTGATATCCGTGCAAAATGGAGCAAGAAGCCGGCCAATATTGACGCACCACACGCCGGCCATGCTGCCAACCGGGCCGAGGCCCTGGATACGGACCATGCCAAGCAACTATTGGCGGAGGGCATCAAGATCGAGTTCGATGGCGGTGCATTATCTAGGCAGACAATTGACGACATCCTGAAGGCGCGGGGCGTGACGGAGGGTGCAACCGGCCTCAACGACGTTGGGCAAATCATCCTGGATATGAAGACTGCCCACCTTCAACTTGAGGGCTTGTTAAACCCCAGGTACCTACTAAAACCAGAGTCGGCGGAAAAGCTCACAGGGTACCTGGGCGTCCGTGCCAGACACCGGGAGCGTTTGAATTCCTTTGATAAGCCGCAACTAAAGAGAGCCGATTTGCATGGGTTAACACGCGGCCCAGAAGAGGGTGACTACGCGTTTCGGCTTAGGATGGGGGATGCCCTGAAGCCAATAATAGCCGAGCGGGCAAAGGTGCTCGAAGAGGCCCACCACGGCATGACCATCGCCGAAAAACTACACTCCATCGTCGTTGATGACGTGATTGTGCAATGGAATGACGAGGAGGTTGGTGCCCGTGACATGGTGGCCATGTTTTTGACCAAGCAAACTGAAGTTCCGAGGCGGATCTGGAACTCCAACGAGCGGATTGTCTTTACTAAGCAGAGAAACAAAGATGATGAACGCTGGGCCGTGGAATATAAACAACCGGGGTTTCTATCCGGTGCCACCGGCGGTGACGGCGGTGTGGTGGTGTACAACAACGGATTTTTGGATAACCACACTTACTACCATGAAACCGCCCACAACGCCGCGAAGCAGGTGTGGGGCAGCGTGGTGCCACCCCGCCAGACAGAGTTTCATAAGCTGCTGGATGTCGACGACACAACAGGCCGGGTAGCGAACGCAGTTTCTACTTACGGCAAAAACAATACGACGGAGGCATGGGCCGAGGCAGCAGCAGAGGCTCTTAGTGGTTTGACCATCGGAGGCAGCATAGTGAAAGACCCCAAACACCCACAACTGCAGGCGGCACGTCGCTTCTTCAAAATAGAGGAAATAGAATGACAGAAGTAGAAATTGCCGGTGCAACCCACCGGGAGCTTTTGGGTTGCACCGGCATGCCGCAACTAAAGCGGTCGGAGTTGCATGGGTTAGCACGAGACCCAAGTGGCTTCAATTTTCAATGGAGGGTTGCCCTGAGGCAAATACTAGGCGAGCGGGCAGGGGTACTCGTAGAGACGCACCACGGCATGACTGATGCCGAAATGCTGCACTCCGTTGTCGTCGATGACGTGATTGTGCAATGGAACGATGGGGTGCTGGGTGCCCGTGCCACCGTGGCCCAATTTCTGCTTGAGCACACTAAAACACCGGCCCCACTATGGCACGCAAACGAGAGGGTTGTCTTTACTAGGCAGGCAAACAACGAGGACCCAGTTTGGGCCGTGGAATACGACGACCCGTACTTCGTATCCGAGGCCACCGGTGGTGACGGCACAATCGTGGTGTACGGTGGGCGGGTGCTAGATAACCACACTTACTACCATGAAACCGCCCACAACGCTGCGACCCAGATGTGGGGTAGTGTGGTGCCACCCCGCCAGACGGAGTTTCATACGCTACTAAAGGTCGACAACACAACGGGCCGGGTAGCGAACGCCGTTTCTGTTTACGGCCAAAATAACGCGACGGAGGCATGGGCCGAGGCGGTTGCCGAGGCGTTTAGTGGTGGGACCATCATTGGCACCAGCGTGAAAGACCCCAAACATCCACAACTGCAGGCGGCACGCCGCCAGCTCAAGCTAAAGGAATTATAATGCCACAAGCAAGAATTGACAGTGCAACCCCGGCCGGCGGTGATTATTCGATTGCCTACTTTTCCGATGGCCCAGCCCCGGCGGACGGTGATGCTTTGGAATTTGCAGAGATCGTAGAATACAGATACCAAGCAGATGGCCCACCCATAGCAGTCAAACGCACATACGGCCGAATGAACCGACGTAGTGCCATGGAGGCCGCCATGGAGGCCGACCTGGCCGCCCGGAGGCCGTTGGGTGGGCCATAACTTGCTCCACCCGAATCGTGGTTGTATACTCTGGAGGTACGCACCAGGGTCCGAGTACAACGAAAGAG